GGTTCTACAAACATTTGGTATCGCTATGGCTTTATTATGCACCCAATGGGCTATGATTGGGCTGGCGCAACTAACGCATTTGCTTCAAACGCAAATATGGCGGCAAGTACAGCTTGGACTCGTAAAATGGATGCCCTAAACCTAGGCATTCTACCTATCTACCACTCATAAGATTTAGGAGGAGCTAATGGCTTTAGTTCTTAATACTAATAGTTATGTAGCTATTTCTGATGCTGATACTTATTTTGAAACACGTATTGACTCTGCAAATTGGAGTAATGCGGCAGATTCATTAAAGGAAGAGGCATTAGTTACGGCTACACAAATAATTGATGACAATCCTTGGATTGGCACAGCTGTTAGCTCTTCGCAAGCTCTTGCATGGCCTCGTAAACAGGCAATTTACTATGATTCCCGATTGGGTCAGGAAATAGAAATTGCTACAAACGAAGTGCCAAATAAAGTTAAAACTGCTGTTTATGAACAAGCACTACACCTATTAAACAATGAAGACCTCTTAACAGGAACAACTCAAACTTTTGAATCAATTAGCGTTGGTAATATTTCTATTACTGATTCTAATAATGATGTAACAAGAGTTTCAGTGAATCCAAAGTATGTAAGAGATTTTGTTAAACCGCTTCTTCGTCGAGGAGATGGAGGATTAGGTCAGTCATGGTGGAGGGCTAACTAATGTCATTATCAGCAAGAGTAACAGCCTCTGTAAACAAGGCTTTTGCTGCTGCTGGAGACTTGGTTAAAACAGGTACACTTTCTAGTAAATCTGTTTCTAGTTATAATTTTGGTACAAGAAGTACGGTCAGTACAACTGCAACACAATCCGTAGATGTTATTATACAGTCAACTCAAAAACCTTCAGGGGATGCTTTTACTATAACTGCATTAATGAAAACAGGAGTTGATTTGTCTGTATATGACTCTTTAACTGTAAACAATAAATCTTACAATATTATTGATTACAGTGATAATGGGTTCGTTATAGAAGCAATATTAACCAAGGAGGTTTCATAATGTATGACAATCTCATGGATGATATTGAATCAGTTTTTGCAACCGATACTTGGACTAATAATAATATAGACATTTACCCTGATAACTATCAAGGTACAATTTCTGATGAAACAGAGTTTTGCAGATTAAATGTACTTCCAAGTACAAGTCAGCACTTAGCTCATGGCGGCGATAAAAATCTTTCTGGATTAGTCGCAGTTAAAATATTTGTAAAAGCAGGTGAGGGACAAACCCGAATTATGGAAATTGCAGATATTCTTGATAATAATCTAGAAAACAAACGTTTAACTAATGGCACAGAGCTTAGTACATCTTATATAAATGTAGAAGGGCTAGACCCAGCTAATAAATCGCTTTATAGCGCAAGTTATATCATACCATTTAAAATATATGGAGAATAATAAATGGCACATATTTCATCACTAGGTGCAGGTATCTTTACTTACCTTGACATGGTAACTGAGGCAATTCCTTCAGGAACAAGTACCGCATCTCAATATGCAGCACTTTTTGTAGGTTCAACTCCAGGCACAGCAGATACAGCAGACGGTCAAGTAACAGGCGTTGCTAACCATCTTCGTATGCCTTCTGTACGTGAGTTCCCTTCAATTGGTACTCCTGCAAACATCGTAAACGTACCTGTTTATGGTCAAAACACATCATCACAGGTACAAGGTCAGGCTGATGCCCCAACTCTAGAAGTTACAGTAAACTATGTTGCTTCAGATATGGAAGACCTACACTCTCTTATCGGTAAACAAGTTGCCTTCCGCTTTATGCTAGCAGAAGCAGCAGTAACTGCAGATGAAGGCGCAGGTTCTACACTTGCAACTAACAACACTGAGTTCTATTTTACAGGTAAGATTGAAGCTATTTTGGTAAACCCAGCATTAACAGACGCTACAACAGCAACTGTTACTTTGTCTGCTCAAACAGACTTTGTTGGTCCTGCGACAATCGCAGCATCATAATAGCTGAC